GGCTTTACGGGTAGTATGCAGTAGGCAGTCGTCACACTCACGGATATCTCTAATAAAGTTCGGTAATCTATCGCTCATTTTCCTTCCCTCCAATAATCACAAGTTATAGAAGAACACCAATAATATCTATAATTAGTAGCTAATTTACAGCCGCAATTTTCAGGGCAACGCTCTTCTATTATACGCCCCATTGTTAAATCAGGTTTCTCTACACGCTTTACTTTGGATATCTTCCTCTTTACTTTTCGTACTTTTCTAACGGGCGTCTTAACATCCATAAATCGTTATCCCTCCTTAATCCCATGGCTACAGAATCGGCTATGTGTTCATTATCGTACACTTTACCGCTTATCAATTTAATCCTATAATCAGTAGCTTCCTTTGTCAATTGACCTTTCCAAGCCCCAGGAGATACGAGAGTAAAAGGTATATTCTTTATAGCACATCTATCCGCGTAAGTAATGACACACGTTTGAAGATGGAACAAAGCGCCTGTCTCACCGGCTACTTGACTCTTAAGGGAACCGCTCCAAAGTTCAGGCTCCTCAAGTGTTACATGCGCTGGAGTGAGACTGTCAAGCAAGTTTGCAAATGTTTCCCCGGCGAATCTTATATAATTCTCTTTTGTCTTACGTAAAGCGGCCTCATGATTTATTATACCTGTTAACGGGTTTACTGTTCCGTTGAATAGTGCGTATCCGGTATGTATGCCGGTATCCACGAATAATTCGTTTTTAGGAATCACGATTACCCTCCAAAAAAGTTTTCACATCCTGTAAAGATTCAAAGTATTTCTTTTTTTGACTTAACGGCTCTCCTGGAAACGGGTAGAAAAGTTTCCATTTGTCGGCACGTGCTAAATAAACTATAGAGTAGGTACATGTTTTAGTTTTTACTATAATCCTGGGCACGCCAGCGCGTGTAAGGTTGAACTCACCTTGTAGGAATAAAGAAGCCTTGCCTACATGTTTCTTAATTTCTTCCGGATCCTTTAAACGTTTTCTCGTAGACATTATTCGGCCTTTCCTCTAATATGTTTTGACATGTTCAGTAAGGTTTCTTGTTTACTTTCTTTTCTTATGATGGAATTGACTATGACCTCTTCTATAGTACCCTCAGCCGTTAAGTCTATGATCAAATCGACTTCAGCCACGTATGGATTATTCATCCTTTTCTCAGTCTGTAAACGTGTTTCTAATCCAAGAGGGGAGCTGAAATATACCGTAACGTCAGCTTTATTAATAGTAGCTCCGTACTTTAAGCATTCAGGTTGACAGTAAAGAACCTGTATTTTATTACCCTGGAAATTATTTATTAAAGAATCCCTCTCATTTATACTTACGGTTCCGCTTATCATACCACTTTTTATTTTTAATCTGTCAAGTAATAACCCTATATGATGAAGCTCGAAAGTATGCACAGCCCATATAATAATCTTATTATTTTTTAATTCACCTAATAAGAGGTCTTTTAAAACTTCAAGTTTTGTGCCGTCAATAGGTTTAATAGTATCTCCATACACTGACTTATTAAGTATAAAGCCTGAACATAATTGACGTAATAGGGAATATTTACTTACATTGTAATCAGTAGCTACCATAATATTATCATACTGTAGGACAAAATTTTTACATAAATTTTTATAAGCTTTCATTGTCTTATTTGATAATCTGAACACTCTTCTCTCATAAACAACCTTATTATATAGACCGGCGTCAGCTTGGGAGATAGTAATACAAAATTTACTTATCCTATCCGTCAAGAATTTCAAACCTGTTTCCGATATACAATAACTATGTGCATCATATTTTATAAATAATTCATGTCTAAAATGCCAGTAATCTTTAAATCCTAAAATTTTAGGATCAAGAAATTTTAATTGTTGGAAAATATCAAGTTCACTTTCCGGCATAGGTGTGCCAGTTAATATATACCGCCTGTTAACGTCTCTATATCCCTTTGTGTAATGTTGCGACATTTTTGTCGTTGGATTTTTTAAACTCGTAGATTCATCATACACTACAGACTTAAATTTTTTATTTACAATTTCTGGAAACGATAAATGGTTTTCCCTATTGACAAGTTGGAAAGGGCTTTGATTAAATAGGCTTTCCTGTCGTTGTTTCTTTGTTCCATGTATCAAATGTATATCATTTTTATCTACGTTAAAGGTGTTAATTAATTCCTGTTTCCATCCGTACAGAGCTGAGTAAGGCCCCACAATTAACGCCGGTAAAGTATTATTACTAAGTATGTCGAAGATAGTTAAACGTGCCTTACCTAAACGCATATCGAGGAAATACGCTGGGTGAGAAACGGTTTTACTATAGTAAAACGCCGTACGTTGATGTTTAGCCAGTATTCTCATAAGTAAATTAAATCCTTTTATATTTAGGGTACTTAAATAAGTACCCTAAATTATTGAAATTATTTTTTAATTTTTTTCAGCTTTTTAACTTTTTCAATAGGAGCCTCTTCTTTTTTCTCCTCTTTACTTTCAGGCGTGCTTCCTATATCATATTTCGCCTTTAAAGCCTTTTTAATAGGGCTCTTTTTTACTGACGGTTTTTTCGGCTTTCTCGGTACTGTAGAAGCTGGTACAGGTAAGTCATCTACTATTACGATTCTTTCGTAAGGTATTTCCTGTTTAGATACAAAACAGTTAGTACCATTATTTATATGCCAGCGTACTCCTGAAACCTTGCCTGGTTTATACTCCCCAAGTTCTATGAACTTCTTTTCAGTCAACTTAGAGATATCAGTATCAGTATGTATCTGTGCGGTAATCAAATCGGTTACGTATTTTCTTTGAGCTTTTTTACCTGTAAGCTCCTCAGTTTCCGTTTTGTCAATAGGTTCCTTGATGTCTTTTTTAGTAGCTTTTTTAATAGCTTTTTCTGTAACCTTATTGATCTTTTCAGCGGGATCCTTAACTGGTTTTTTTATCACTGTTTTCTTTTTAATCTTTACGGCCATATCATACCTCCAAAAATTAGTACATGAATTTAGTTAGTTATTTTAACCCTCAAAAATTATATTCTTTTCAATTCTATTCCATATGGTGGACTGTTTTAAGATAGGTTTATTAATCCCGGAATTCTCTAAAAGCTTTACGCGTATTCTCTTTATCAAATTTACATCCAAATCACTATCATTTAAGAACACGCCGAAAGCGCGGGAAAAGAATTCATTCAGTACAGTATATGCCTCAAATTTCGGTACTTCAGAGATAGAGGAATACAACATCCACATAAATGACATTTCCTCAGTGCATTTTTTAGTATAGTCTTTAGATATTAAATGCATTATAAAATACCTTTCAAAGATTTTACAGGTAATTTAGCGGACGGCATTTCCGAAGTAATAATTTTTGTAATTTCGTACAGAGCTTTCATTTTTAAAACTTCACCAGTGCCGAATAACATTCCCCTCAATGCTCCCTGTTGTGCTGTTTCATTATTTGAGGGTCGGTAATTGACAGAATGGTCTGTATAATTTGTGACAGCATTTAGTAAGGCGTACGCGGTACCAGACTGTTTCTTAAAAGTGTTATTATCATTAGTTTCAAAATTATTAAGGATAGTCAAAGCTTTATTCTCAGCCACGTTCGACATAATACCCTCATCATTTTGAAAAATATTATTAACTATTTTACCGACAACAGGAACAGATAATTTTATTTTAGCGAGTGAATTAAGAAGGGCGAAAAAGTTTTCTATCTCAGAACTTAACAGGCCTACGGTATCATACATACCTTCTATCTTTAAGGGAGCGTTTTGTGTATGCCTGACATAATCAATAGAATGTTTTGTAGGTAATGTCATACCGTTAGTACATATTAAACGTTTAGTATTAAGGCCTAATGAAAAAGACCCGCTACCGTCGTGCATGGCGCGGACTATTAAAGAAGTGTTTACAATATCACCAACGTTCCCGACATCGAGAGAGAAGTCTTTTAAATCGAATTCAGCAAAAACAGAGCGCCCGCCTTGAAAACTATCCGACCTTAAACATTCCATGTTTAAACCGTTTTCTTGTAAACGATCAATGAAATTAAAAATCTCCCTGTTCTGAATTACTTTGTAGTTATTAGTAACTACACCCAGGAAATCATTATTGTCTGTCCTAAAAGTACCTTTAACCGGTAATACTTTACCTTTAGAATCATAGATAGGACGTTTTTCAACATCCCAGTTTAAATTTGATCTTTGGAAATCTTTTAAATTGTGAATTTTTGTACGGCTCATAAGAGCTCCCTTCATTTTTTAAAGTGTTGTTCTGTCACTTAATACTTAAATAAAATAATTGATGTAATCTTTAAACGCAATACTTTTTTTATATTTTTATTTTCCGTCCTTTTAAGTCGTTTAAAACTAACAACTTACAGCACCTACTTTTTTAAAATTTTTTAAACGTGTAGCTTTCACACGCTGGGAAACGGCTGTAAGGTAATTCTGCTTGTCTCTCTTCAGGCTGAAGGATACAGTATTTATAGTAGATGACAATGAGACATGCTTATACATTTCCTCCATAGCCTTCCTGTGGCTTGTGGCGTGTATTGTGAATACGGACACTGTATCGAGTTTAGTTCTTATTGTAGCTGTGAAAGGTATCATTCTTAAAAATCTCCTTCTTACGTGATAAGTTCAATTATTAACTACTACTTAAATATAACACTGTTCCAGAATAAAAGCAATAAAAAAGATATAATAATGCAATAATTATGCACCTTCACGCATGGGGTGTATACCTATACTAATAATAAAAATTTACAAATAATAATATATATAACTATAAATTATACACTTACAGCTTAAAACCTGTATTCTTGAGTAAAATAAACACTGTTCTATTATATATGAAGGTAGTTATATATACGTATACGCCATGCGTTAGTATTGCGTTTGTATTGCGTTTCAAATAAATAAGGAGCGAAAGCCTGTCCTTGACAACAGGCAGACACTCCCGGAGGCAGCCGTAAGGCTGTTGACATTAGGTAGGCCAGCCTAAATCTGTTTTACTTTTGAGAGTAATAGTCTGTCCCATTATCCCAGAAGCTGCAATACTGTGTTGAAATATCCAATCAGTGCAATAATTCTGAACAGCCACTCCGGTGGAATCGGCGGTCTTTATATCCCAGGCGTTTCCGTTACCGGCGATTACCCTACCGTTAATCTCACCGTTAAATTGTTGGCATCTAATATTCGCATGCTGTTCATTAGGTAGATCCCAATTGGCGGGTTGAGCTAAAATTTCAAGTACGCACCCGTCAAGCTGTCCGGCGTTAGCTGTTCCTATTAAGAACGGGTCGGGGAAAGTTAATAAAAGAATATCTCTATACCTAACGTAAGGCATATCAAAATCCAAGTAATGCGATAAATCACTCACACCGCCTACGTCGATAGGTCCCCGAATAGTTCCAGCACTGCCAGCAATGAGGCCTGACCAACCGCGCCCTATAAATTGCGGGTTTAATTTTAATGAAGCGGATACAGTACCGACAATGGAACCGGATATTACGGCCGCCATTTGGCTTTGTAAATCACCCACTTGAGTACTTAAAGAATTTATAGCGTTCTGAGCTGAGTCTGCCCATCCGTCAAGGGAAGGGAACAAAGAATTCACAACATAGTTTTGCTGTTCATAAGTCAACCTGTGCAGCCAGTTCATTACGTTACGTTCAGGCCGTTTACGGAAAGGAATCCATCCGAAAAGTTTTTGAGTGGCCGAAGCTTCTACAACATTATTTTCCCCTGTTGTTGGGTCTATCTGATCTGTCCTCGCGAATTCCGGCAAGTCTGCGGGTGGGTCTGGAAAAATTAGTCCCATATTCTTATCTCCTATGAAAATTATTATTTGTAAATTAAGTTATTAACTCAACGAAACGTCCGCCTTCAAGTACATTACCTACACCCGTTTCACCGAACCCCAGCGTATTAGCCTCCGGAGGATAACCGCCTTCACCATCAAAAGCGAAATCCGGGTCGTCATCAATTGACCAAGTGAGAATTATCTTAACGCCTGAAGAGGCAATTAATTCAATTCTTTCCCGTAAATCTGAGGGAGGTGTAAAAACTGATTTGAAATTTATTAATAAAGTAGCGTTACCTATTTCCCTTAAATGCATTTCCGTCGGATTCATTATAGCCTGGAAAGCTTCTATAATTGTTTCAGGCTCTCCGCTTGACTTATTGACAAAAATACGTAATCGTATAGCTTCTCTATAATTATCGTCTGTTCTAAAATTACGCTCCTCACCTACAAGCTCCCCTATCATGTCAAGCTGGTCCCCTGTCTGTGTATCCAAATCTTTTAGAAGTTTTAAAGTACTGAGAACATCTTCTATATTCTGAGTTTCCTTTACAAATATAGCGGCAGCGGCTTTAAGCTGTTCCCTATCTGTAAACTGCTCCACTAATAGATTTAAAGCTCTTTCAACATGGTTAGGTATGGAATCGTCAGGTTGACCGACGAAATCAAAATAACCGAATGAGGCTATTAACCCCATCCGTAAAGGTATTGTTTGACCGTAAAGAGCTATATTATTTATATTTGGCATTAATACCCCTTGTTAAGGAATTACAACTCTTGAACGTTCTGTTTCAGTAGATCTGGTAATAGTCAAAATAGATGTGTTATCCCTTTTGTAAAAGGTTAAATCACCCACGTTAGGCGTATCTTTACGGATACGGCCGTCCATCATAGCCATAGACAATTGTAGAATCATATCCACAGTTATGCCGTCAACTACACTTGACAGATTGAAATCAGATAAAGTCCCGCTCGGTAATTTACCTATAATTTTTTGTAGCTCAGTGTCAATAGATTCAAAATTGGAACCGGCTACCGCTGGGGTAGAGCTGACATCTTCTGATCTGAAGGCTTTGGCTATTATCTGTTTATTAACTGTACTATCATTTAAGTCTCCAGTGCTTGTTCCTATAGCTGTTATGATATCCCCGTGTTGATCTTGTAGGGTATCATGTTCGGTTGATAAATCTTGTTGATTTACTACAAGTGTAAAGTGTTCAGCGAATAAAGTGTCATGTTCCGCTGCGAGTTCTGCGAGTTCCGCCGCGTCAATATCTTTACCGACTCCCTGACCTCTCGCCACAATACCTGAATAAGCGCCGCCTGTAGCTTCGGCTTTAATAGCGTTCCCGTTGGGGGACAGTACTTGTATACCGTGACTGTCGGCGGATATACCGGGTGAAATTTTTAAAGCGATATTACCGGATACTATCCCAAGACCTACGCCGCCACTATCTATATTAGATACCTGCATACCCGGTTGAGCGGATCCTTTACCTTCACAGTTAAAGCCTATACCGAGTACTGTATTTTTAGCTTCGAAAGCCGCCTCACTTGACGTATTGCTGATAGCGGATAATTGTTCTAACTTAATTTTACCTACACCATCCGCGCCGTAGTACGCGTTATAAGCATTTAAAGTCATAACCTGAAAGTCATGGAATACATGTAAAGGGCTCGTCCCGTTAGGGGAAGTCCAGTAACTAATGCGGATCCTACCCAGCGTATTCAAGTCAGACGTTGACAGGATAAGAGCGTGTTCACCGTTCTCCCTATATACTGTCATGTTTGTTGTATCTCCGTACGCTCCGCCGTTTTTTGATATCCTAAACTGTTTTGAAGCTGTAACAGGTGTTAAACCGTCCGCTTCAACTATGGGACCTACTATAACCGTTGAGGCTGTACTTTGTGGTAAAGGTAACATAATTAATTTCCTTTTGTAAATTATGATTATTGATGTATAGTTCTCATTCTGAAATAATAATCCGGTATACCGCCAGTTACTGGCGTAGTGCCGGTAGCTCCTATAACTTCCCACGATACGGTTGACGTATATACAGCCTCATCTTTTATAACTGAAATCTGAGTTTGCGAATCAAACCGATAGACAAATGAGAATTCTTGATAATCATTATTTGTTGAATTCGTAGTCTGCCAAGATTGTACATGTCCCCCGGAGGATAGAAAAGTGTCGGTTGTCAATACACTGGAAATAGCTATAGCAGTTATAGCCGCTGTGGCTGTTTCCCAACCTCTCTGTACTGATAGGTCAGGGTGTTCAATCACATACCCTTTATAGTTGATATCCCCCGCAGTATACCCGCTCAGTCTTACAGTTACGTTATCAGATAATCTGGCGCCTCGCATCATGTCAGAGTTTAAACCGGAGGCGCTGTATTTGGTTAGGTTTACTTTTAAGAACGATTCATTTTCAGTAACTGAGGTAATGATAATATCCTTATAAGTTTCCCCTATACTATCGCCCGCGAAACTTTGAACGGTAGCTCCTGATATAGATATTACTTGCCATTCCGCCCAGTCCGTTACGTTCGGAAAGTTTAAATATATAAGTAACGTTGTCGCAGTCGTCAACATATCGTTTACAAGTGACTCCCCCATTAACGTGTCCAGTGTTTGACCTCTCGCATAAGTGAGGCTATATGATTCCCCTAAATCAACTGAACTTATAATCGTGGAGTTGGCTGTTGTCGTCAGGTTATCCGACCCCCTTTGTACAGATACGTCAGAGCTAAACTCGATTATCTGCCAGTATATTTCACAAGCCCATCCGCCTGTCACAGCTCTTTCAACATGTATATTAGTTGAAGACGTTATCTGCGCTGTGAACAGGCCTGGGTTGCCGTTTGTCTGTGAAACGCCGTTAGCTTTAACCTGTATTAATACGACGGATTGAGCGGTTATTACTCCGAGAATAGCTATATCTTTAGATAATTGACCGGCCGTAATAACATCCACACCGTTTTGTTTACTCTCTATTTGTAAAGACATATTTATACCTCAAAAATAGCGTCTATGTTAATTTGATTTTTAACTTTTAAATCCCCGATTCTTACAGGGTTGGACGGGTAAGTGTATCGACCTAATGACTCAGGCTTAAAGTCCCGCGACATTACCCCATTGATGAACATACCTCTTATAGTTAATGTGTTGTAGGGCGCTGTAACAGGCATATTAATTGACCCGTTAAATTCATCATCCACGGTTTTACCGTCAGGTAATAAAATTTTAGCAATCATTTCTATTGTATCAACACCGTCACGTACAACCCAATCCCTGTTAATCTCGAATGAGATAAATCGTTTCGAGTCTTCAGAGGTAAAGTCCACACCTAATATGGATCCAATATCCCATTGTAAAGAGTAAGAATCACCATTCATTATCCTATCTTGGATTGCTTCATCTTCTACATGATAAATAAAATAGTCCTCATCTTTACCGCCATGAGCTGCTTTAATATTTGTCAATATGTCTGTGTTAGGCGGGCATTTAGTGTAATAAATACCGGACGTCTGTATTAAAACTTCTCCATCTTTTTTACCTACAATATACATACTTTTCATTTTATCAATCCTTTGTTATGGTGCAATAGTTACGGTTATTCGTGAAGCCGCGAAAACGGCTATTTCTGTTTCATCAATTTCGAAAGGCGTTGTCTGATATACCGGAGCGTCCCCAGGCGCTGGGGTAGCGTCAACGGATACAACGGCACTTTCAATTCCCGGTACTGTAAAGATAGGAACTAAGAATCGTTGCGGTAATATGTCAAGACCTATTGTAAATTCATTACCGTAATCAAGTATAGCCTGTTCCACTTGAATGATTCCGTCGATAGGGAAGGTTTCCTCATCATATATAGATAAGATAGCCTGTATATGTGCGTACTGATCAATAGGCCTTGAGAAGTGCATGAACTGTGAATCACTGTTACCGTCAATAATCTCTATCCCAGCGCCCCCGTTAACGTTACCTATTGTTTGTATTCCGGCCGGTTTTATTTCCCAAATTAAATCCGCTATTTCTTGGTTATCCCCTCCGACTATTACAAGCTCAAAACTGTGCGGCTCTCTTCCGTCAACCGTATAGTCTTCCCTGTTCTCGAAACCGCGCACAGTCGTTACGCCTGTTATATCTCTTTGAACGCGGGCAACCATTGCGGGAAGTGTACCGGCTCCTAAGATTTGTAAACTCTGTTCCCTTCTTATTCTGGCTTCCGGATCTTCTTCTACTCCCCTGCCTTTAACACCCTCCTCAAAATTCCGTACCTCATCGAGGCCTGTAGTAGGTGTATCTATAATTGTAAGAGTGTTAGTAATAGCCAGTATCTCACCTTTTTCCGTTGACTGGTAAATCGCTGGTGTAAAGTAGGTCATATCACCTGTCAACGTAGGATTGAATGAGGCGCTTTTAGTTTCAAGCTTTACAGAGTCACCGGAAAGGGTGGCTATAACATCTGCGCCGAGATCTGCGTTTATCTCATCTGTCAATAAGCCGGCTATGATTTCAACCGTAGTGGCTGGAGGCGCTGCGATAGTGTAAGGCGTGGCGTTTATGTTAATTGTATAGGTAGCGCCATCCACGGCCTGATCTACTCTGACATATAATAGTATTTGATTCTGATCTGTAATAGCGACATCTACATTTTGCGTGAAAGTGTCTCCTTCAGTCGTAGAGCTTACTATAGTATCCTGTGGTATAATAGCGCCAGGCGTGCCGGCTAATCCGACATAGACTATAGTTGACAAAGAGGCCAAACGTCTCAAACCGTTTAACGCCAACAAGTAGTCGAGATTAAGGCCTTCAGCGTTTACCGGAGATTGTTGTAAGTATACGTTCTCCATCTGCTCCCACACATCAGTGTGAGGCTTTGAGAATATACCTATTAGTTGACCTATAACACTTTCCGGTGAGGTGTCGACATCCCCAAAAGTATCTCTAAAATCCTGCTCCATTTCAGCCTGTATTATCGGCTGACGTTTTAAATTGAACCCGTTTGAAGTTATTCCGTATGTCATATTGTCAACCCTTCATCTAAACTAAAAGTACCGTAAATACTGTCAGCTTTAAAAGTCACTGTTAATTTTCTGGAGGCTCTATCAAATTCTGAGCTGTACTCCAGAATTTCAGTAACTTCCTTTACTTCCGTTATTGTCAAGATAATTAAATTATCAATCATATTCAAGTTTCTTTTTTTCCCGAATATAACATTAAAATAGTCCATACCCACTTTAGTATCTAAGAACCATTCTTTATAAAACATCATAAGTTTTATTTTTACCTTTTGTATAAGATAATCTAAATCCTTTACAAGTGATAAATCAAAATTTTCAAATTCTAAATCGTGAGACGTCTCACCAAGTTTAATATCTAAAGGCATCTTATTCCCCTTCCGTTACGTCTTGACCGGCTTTACTAATCTTAATCATACAACTCCCAGTGAATGCAACCTTAACAGGTGTTGTACTGTCTAAGCCCCCGCATATGCACGGTATTAATGTTACGTCACCCTCACGCATAACTTTTATACTTGAACATTTTACTTTTAACGCGGTGGCCGGGATTACATACGAACCGTCAGGCGCAAAAGTAAACGGAGACACACTTAAAGGCGCACAACTAAAATCTATTTGAGCGCCTTGCGCGGGTATAACGCTTTTATTTTCTATCTTGTCAACTAATATTTTATCGTTTTGTACTTTACAATTATTATCCTCAATAACTTTACAATCGTTTACACCAAACGCGGCGGGGCTCGCTGGGGTAGCCGTGCCGTTGTTCGGTGTAGCGATAGCAGGGGACGGAGGTAGTGCCGGCGTTATTTCTATCTCAAAATTATTATTAGAGACTGCTATCTTCTCACTCATTATGATTCCACCGTTAAATTACCGTTATTAATATCTAATTGACCGCTTTGACTGTTCATTATTAATATACAATTATCGTTTTGTAAAACAATATCTTTATTTTTTTTAATAGCGATAAAAGCGCCTTCATGATATATCTCCAAATCCTCATTATTAGTTGACTTAGAGTCTTTATTAAAAGTCATAAAACCGGGAATAGCTATAGCGTCGGTAATATCGAATTTCCTTCTATCGCCTGGTTCAACTATTTCCCCCTTATCAAGGAAGTTCTCCATAGCTCTTTGGCTGAATATTAACAGTACTATATCACCTTTTACTATAGGATATGTAATACTTGTTGACGTACTTCCTGGAAACAGTACGGGTACATTCTCTATAGGTTTATAAGATAATACCTCACCGTCAAGAAATTTCTTACTGATCGCTGGTGTGATAGTAGCTTTTTGTTTTGTATTATCGTAACTGTCAACGATACCGGGAAGACATGTATTTATTTCCTCACCAAGAAAGGAATTAAAAACAGTTTTCAAGGCCTCATGAAAAGACGGTGTTCCTTCTATATCACTCATTTTTCTATAACCTCCATAATAGTTTTAAACTCCCCATTGTCAGTATCACCAGAGTGGCTAACACTGTAGATTTTAAACTGCTTATTGTTGCCCACATCCCGGCTTGACAGTAGGATACTGCCGCCCGGCTCAGCTTTCGGCTGTAGCAATGACTTAACTTTCCAGCCGTCAATCTCTTTCTTACTTGTTTTTTTACCCTCTTTAATTTTAATTTTTTCAGGGCTACCGATTAAACCTGAAGTGGAGTTTATCACTATCGCGGTAGATGAATCGCTATCCGACTTAGGGTAAAATTTCAACTCATTGTTTTGTACCGACCATGATAAATCCCCGGTATCTGTTAATTTATCAAGCAACTTCTTATACATACCTGTGAAGCTGAAACCGTTATTAAACGTGAAAGTTTTTATATTTATTAAATTTAAATTAGTTTTTAAAGCTATGCTGGCTTTTTTCGTTATGTCTTTTATTATCTGCTTTACAGACGCGCCTGGCTTAAATGATGTAGATATTTTAGTATTATTTAAAAATTTCTCACCGTCACCGCATTCAAAATTAGTAACTACGTCAGGGCGGGGAAACGAATTACCTACTCTATTAACGTCTCCAATGTAAAGAATCTCTTCCCCCGAGTCTTCTACGTAACCGGCTTTAATTTCAATAATTTGATCTTCCTCAGATACTTTACTTCTGGTATCCGAGCTTAAACCGAATACTTGTATATTAGCTGTATTCGGTTCCGTTGAACTTGTTTTACTGATATCAAATAAGATACGGAAACCTGAAAACTGTAAACCTACAGCGCCCGCCTTACCTACAGTTAGAGAGGCTACCCTATTAAATAAGGCCACTTAATACCTCTTCTTCTGTTATGTAAATTAAACTCAACCTTCCGTTTACAAAGTCGTACCTACCTATCCTATCGCTGTTACCTGTTTGGTCAATTACGTAAAGTTCTCCAGGCGGTAGGCCTCTATCCGGGTATCGTGAGATAAACTCAAAGTCTACCAGTAACTTTACGCCAGCGATTAGAGTATTCCCTTCTCTATCGTTCATATCAAAAGTGTAAAAACCGTCTCTCGAAATCCAATTAAAAAAGAAAATGTACGGTACATTGTCAAGAGTGATTTCTTGTTTGAATGATGAAAAGTCTTTCATAGGTATTGTGACCATTATTGACCTACCTTTGTAGTTAAGGCGTCCCTTAAGGATGTAGCCGCTTTGTAAAGGAATGATGAGTCATCCACTTTTTCAACCGTATTTTTCCCGGTATTAACGGTTTTCGCCGCTTGCTCTTTTATATTGTCCGCTTTCCTATCGTCAAGGTCTATTACTTGGGCTGTTTTTGCCTGGACTTTTTTAATCTTTTTAAACTCTACAGTATACTTCGCAGCGTCCCCAGATAAAGGTCCCCGGGGAAAAGTTAGTCGTGTGATAATCATATCCGTATACGTTTTATAACCGGTGACTATGGATAGTAATTTCGCTTCTGTTACTCTTTCAGGTGTCCGACCTACCTGTTTAGGTACTGAGTACCCGGCGTATCCGAGTAAGGTATTAAAAGCTAATTGCGCCCTATTCGTAAAGTCACCTCTAACGAAACGGGTTAACGTTCCACTGAAAAATTCAATAGGTGTATTTGAGGTTATACCCTCAATCATTAATTTCTCAGGCTCTCTTTTCACGTGGTCATTGATATCTGAGCCGTCTTCTATAGGGTAGTCGGTAACTAAATTACCGTATGTATGTACCTCAGTTAAGGCGGTGTCTATCTCTAACTCTTCTATAGTATACGGATCAAATCTGTTTATAATTAAACTTAGTGCCATTTTATTCAGTCTCCGGTGAGGCGTTTACAAGTTCTCTTGACAAGCGGTCTAAATTATTTCTGTATAATGTTTCCGCAGATTGCTCCAGAAAATCTTTCTGTGTTTCAGGTGTACCGGCTGGGACCTCTATTGTATTGTTCATCTGTATAGTAAAGTTTTTTTGTATGGTGGTTATTCTATCCTTTAAAGCCGCGCCCGCACGCTGTCCTATATTATGAAATGCGCCGTCACTGCCATAAAGCGCTGGCGTTGTTTTAAGCAGTTCTGCTGCACGTTTACCTATATTGTGTGAAGCGCCTCCAGGCGTCCCGTCTTTATTCGTGGTTAAATCGTTAAGATTTATTTTTGTCTTAGCTATAAGGTTGAACACGTCCACTATCGGTTGTAAAGCTACTAAAATACTTTTACTTAATAACTGTGTCATATTAAGTACTGATTTAAATAAACCTTTAAAGGCGAATTTTAATTTACCTGATAAAAGGCCTACGATAAATTCAATTAAACCGTCAAACATTTCGCTAATGTCAGTGAACATTTTACCTAATAACTCAAGAGTAAATACGCCCATAGCTTTTAACTTATCATTTAATACCTTGAGACGTTCTATAATAGCGCCTATAGCTGACTTCTGGCCTTTGTTATACTTTAGTATATCTTCCATAAGTAAAGCTGTTATCACTAAAACAGCGCCCATAACAACAGCTAATAAGAGATATTTACCTATAAGTAAAGCCAAGGTTAGACTCTGTTTCGCGGCCGCCGCGTTCATTAATAGTAACACAGACTTTACAGCCATACCTATTTTAACAACCATAGTAAGTACTATAAGTAAAGGGCCAACAACAGCGGCGAGCCCCATAAATACTAAAATAATCCCTCTTAATTCAGGAGATAGGTTTTTAGAAAGGTAATTTGATATAGATACGAACACCCTTAAAACTTTCTCAGCTACAGGTATTAATAGTTTCCCGAAAGACTCAGCTAATATTATGACTTGATCTATTGCCGACCTTGATATATTAGCGAAATCGTCAAGAGTTCTAATAGCGTCACCGACAGCGCCTTGACGGGACATAGTGTCCTCTATTATTTGTAAACGTAGGGTAGCTTTTTCAAGCTCAGTCATTTTAGCGACTGATTTGGTCATTCCCATTTCTACCGCTTTAAGTCCGAGAGCGCCAGCTTTTAAATCTATTCCGAATTTATTAAATACTTCGGTTGATCCTGACAAACCGGAAATAAATCTTTGGTTAGTTTCTTCAGGTTTTAAATTCTGAAAACTTGAAAAGTCCACAGCAAGTTTCTGTAAACGTTGTGAAAACTCGAAAGCGTCTTTATTACCCGCCCCAAGACCTACAAACAAACTTTGGAAATTAGCCAATGAATCCTTTATACCTACGTCTGACCTTTTTAAGCTTTCCGCAAAATTCTCACTCCATTTATCCGCGTCGTCTGCGAGATCACCATATACTTGACGAAAGCGATTTCTCGTTTCTTGACCGTCAGAGGCAGCCTTTAACATGGCGCCGCCTATAGCGAGTATCGGTAATGTTATCAACAGTGAGGCCTGTTTACCTCTACGCTCCATCTTTGACAGCATAGAATCAAAAACAGCCTCTGTGTTTTTAAATTGCTGTTTGTTAACTTTAAAACCAATTAAATTTATTAATTCCTGAATTATCATAATAGACCTATATCTTTCGGGTCACCGCCTAATTGACCAACGAGAAATATTAAACCTTTCTGTAATTTAGTAATGTCAGTAGAAGCGTTACAACCTTTTTCATGTTCTTTAATTAAGTCTTCCATATCGTGTTGGTGAGCTATCTTTACATGCACGTCAATCATAGTTTGTGAAATATCTGTGAACATTTTACGCTGGGATAAGGTTGTTATGAAAAAGGAAATTAAGGCTCCAATAACTGCCCCTATTACAGTAGCTCCGAAAGTTATAACTAAGTTATTCATGTTCTCTCATTTCTCTTCTGTCAATGCCTCGTTGATAGCTTCTTGTATGTCAAGTACTGTATTAGCTCTTACCAAATCGTCAAAAGTCCAGTCGCTTATAATAACCTCGAAAGATTCTTTACCTGTTAACCATACTCTCCAAATAGGCCACTCCTCTTTCAACTCACTCCCTATACTGTCAAGAATTAAATTTAACTTTCCTTGCTGTTTATCTGTGAGGCTTCCCGCTCCTCCCCCTTTACTGGAAGGTATTTTTCTAAGAGGCTCCCAATACCTCCCCCGCCGAAAAAAGATTTAAAGTTCGCCTCAACAACGAAATATAAACATTCAAATAAAAGCTTATACTCTCCCTGGAAACACACATCGAAAATAGGTTCTTTGTTCAGTTCTTTACCGTTAAAGCGTGTCATGTTGAGAAGCTCCAGTATAAGTTCTACCGTTTTCTTCTCGTCCAGCGCATTAAGTAAAGCATTGACTATATTTTTAATGATGTCCGGGTTTCTCATTAATTGCGTAAGTAACTCATTGTTTTCGGGATTGTCTTCACTGTCTTTACTTTTGAGGGAACCGGCCGCGCCTAATAAAGGGAGCATTAAGTTTACAAGTTTTATTTGTAATCTTAAACCTTTACGGGCAGGGAATAGAGTGCATGAAAGTTTTACTTCTTCTTTTTCACTATCGTATGTTTCTTTTACCTGTGTTATCTTAGCCATATTACTGCCTCCAGAAAATGTTATCAAGCCTTTACTCTTTTGTAAAGGCTTGTATTATACGTTTAAGCGTTACCCCTGAAAGTCAGGGTTTCCGCCGTGAAAAATGTCAAGGTTTGCGCAGTCAAGAACCCATTCCCTATTTGAATCGTCTTTACCGTAAGCACCCGCAGGCGGTTTACGTACCCAGGCGTAAGCTGAGACATAGACAGAGGATCCGAGAAGATCCTTAATAAGGACAGGGACTATCCCGTCGTTGGTCGTTTCGTCAAGTATCATAAAGGCTGAAAGAATATTATTTGATTCACTTGTCTGTGAGAGAGTGATTGTAATAGAGCCAGAAAAATCATTCTGTTTTATTCTGACTGTTCTATTATCCGCGCCAGTACTTTTATTAAAAGTATCGTTGGCGCGGTCAACATTAATAAATTCCCCGTCAGCGTATCCGTTAATCTCAGCACCTCCAACAGAAAGAACGACTTTTGATGGGTCGTACGTTGCTATACCAGGCATGAGTTTTCTCCTTTGTTAATATTTTTAAATTTAATTATTTTCTTAAACTGTCAATACGCCATCAATTTGTACTGTATGTATAGCACCGGCAAGCCAGGCAACGAAGTTGACATTACGTAATACACGCGCATTCTTATCCACATCCGGTACGTCAGCCGCGAGAGGTACGGTAGTATAAAAACCGCCTGTCTGTTCTTTAGTCGTTTTATTGTAAGTAAACGGGGAAATACCGCCATTATTTAAACCTATTTGGAGAATCTGTTTTACAGCGTTCTCAATATCGGCAATCCCGTTGTCAGTGTAAGGAACTTTCGGTTTATTGACAAGAACGGAAAAAACGTTTTCAGTAATACGATTTTTCAACCAGTCCTGGAATACGATTATATCAATAAACTCGCCGGTACTTACCCAACTCTCAATAAGCATGTTATTAACGCCTACGGTTTCATAGGTAGAACAATACTTATCATGAGCGTTCTTGGTCTGTGTAGGTGTTAAAACGTCTGTGGTAACGCCTGAGAGTGATTTAAACATTCCGGTATAACTACCAGGCGTCAACGGTAGAATTTTACCGAGAAGGCCGGCGTCAGGGAAATTGTTTAAGGCATCGCTGGTGAAGATGCAAGATGTACGGTCATTGCCCGCTGCTTTTAACTGTACAGGTAAAGAGGCGTATACAATCGCAATAGTAACCGCAGAACCGCTCGTAACAGTAGCGCTATTAATAATTATATTACCGGCTGTATAAGTTACTATTAACGTCCTATTTGTCGCGTCCGCTGGGTCGAGGATAGCGGATGTATTCGCTAAGGCGGATAGGTTAAACGCTATCTCGTTCATAGTGTCAAGGTGACTTGTTAAGTAAACTGTGGGCAACATAGCTACTGAATTAACTGAAATATCGGTGGCGTTACCTGTTGACAGGTCATCGCTGAAAACAAGTTTTGCAACTTGTAAAGAGTCTTCAGCCTCTGAACTATTAATGATAGATGTGTTACTGTTAGCCAGTGCGGTAATTCTCTCATTAGCTATTACCCAGGCAGCCACATCTAACTGATCCGCGTCAGCTCTTGACACAACAAGAACCCCGTAGAAATCGTTAGATACAACACTTATGGCGTTCAAGGATTCTGTATAATCCGCGTCACCTGCTATTTTCTTACCGATAGCCACAAGTAAGACGCGTGGATTCTGTGCGAAAATTACAGCCGCCATTTTGTATTCTGGATCGTCAACACCATTTGTCAAGTCTGCCGCTATGGAGGGTAAGTCCCCGTAGTACTTTATACGGGTAGCGTCAGAAAATGAAGCATTAGGTCCCACTATTAAGGTGATACCTAAACCTTTTTGAGAGACTGGTTTTGTTTCTCGCGTAATGGATACCGTTACAATATCAGCCATTGTAGTTCCCATGATTTTTCCTTTTGTTAAGGTGTATTAATTAAAAAATTCCTATTTGTCTCGTTGCCTTCCGGGTCTTTATATGTCCCTACGCCTTCCACATTCTCAATAAGGCCTGAGTCGATATTGTCAGATCTATCCCCAAAATTAAACATTATATTCACAGTAGCTCTTTCCTCATTATCAATATCATTTAAACCCGTTATATCAAGTATATCCGTATTGTTAACCATAGACAGCCCTGTCGAAGCTCTTAAAGGTTCCGAAGCCGGTTCTATGTAATTAGCTATTACAAAGGGAGATAAACGGCCTATAGCGTTAGCTCCATAAGTATCAAGCTTTAACCAGAGTTTGGCCTCCCTCGTTATAGAACGTAAACCGGCATTATCAGGCGCGCCCTTATGCGGGTGGTTGATAGTAGGCATACTTAAAATCTGCATACTTATAGCCGGCGAATCTGGTTTGGGGCCGTTATCGTTTACATAATAACACTCCTCACCGCCTGAGAGAGTTAGAGCCCAATTATAAAGCTCAGTTTTAAATAATTCAATATCTATCATTTTGTCAATTTCTCCGCAGCGTAGTATTTATAATGAGGTCTGATATTGTTCTGCCAAATCTGTTTCTCTACTATCTCACACCGTACACCGTATAGAGTAACTATATCAGGTTGAGTATTCTCTTTAATCGTAAACAGCTCATCATTAGAATACAACTTGTATACAGCGCCTTTGTGGCGACGTATAGAAGGTGTATTATCAAGCTCTTTACCTACAACAGGTTGAACACTCGCACGAAAAGTGAAACCTACCGGGACGCCTTCAACCCATGAACCGTCCACCCGCGCTCCTGTAATTCTCTCACCGTCAAGTAATTTTCTTGGTATCATTTTATTACCTCAACATGTGTGATTGAATTCCTCATTACCGCTGTATCAATTAATGGATTACTTGACTTTTTACGTTTTACAGTTTCCGGCTCCAGCGCTGGGGAACGGAGGTTTGTGATTTCTTTTTTTAATTTAGCTGTCATGAATTCACCCATTAACATTAAAGCTTGTTCTGTTGTCATTGTTCCCTTAGTTATCTTTATGTAAAGCTTATTCCTTAAGTTAATAAGAGCTGGGACGTTATTTACAAACGATAGGAACATAAACGGCCATGATTTCGGGTTACGTTTTGTTCCGAAATTAAGCCAGGCCGCTAATGTCGCCAGCTCTGACATTGAACCTATAGGCTTAATCCCTTTTTTATTCTTTTTCTTACTGCCTGGCTTGACGTCCGCGTTTTCCGGGAAACCTACTTTAGAGTAGCTATTATCAATTTTCCTGAGTTCCTGTAATATACGTGCCCAGCCTAAGTCTTTGACTATAATTTTATTCTTGACAGGCATTAGCAGCAAGGACCCATTTTCGTACGCGGCCCGAAAATATTAGCTTTACGGATAGAGAGTATTTCCATTCCGTACTGTGTTTGTGCCAGATAAGCATCTTTCGTATTAGTAATGTCCATACTACCGTAAGAGATAGCAAGATCACCTTCCTTTTCTGACTTGACAGAACCAACAGCGCCCGACTCGTTAGCGCCTGTGCCGTCAGGTCCCAGAGTGTGCCAATGTAATACCCATAACGCCTGTAAAGCGTTTATAGTATTCTCATCATAGCAGGAATTGAAAGACTTCTCAGCCGCCAAAGTTTTCAAAGCAACAACCCGGGGGTTAGCCGGGTCGATGTCTGAACGTGCTAATATATTTTCATCGACGGTAGCCATTATTCTGGATTTCCGTCTTCATCTTCGCGTGCGTAAAGTATAGCTATTTGAGTTTCGACAGCATCTTGAACGCCTTTTCTGTTATCTTCATTCTGTAAAGCTTTCAGAACTTTGATATTAAGGATACCCTCATACTCATCATTACCGAGAATAAGTTCCTTAGCTTCCTTTACGTTCATTTCGGAAACTTCCAAAACAACCTTATCTTCATCGGTCATATTATCGGCTGTATCTTCCGTCAGTTCAATATCAACAGAGGTTTCCTCCAGCTTATAATTACCGAGCTTTACCTGTGCGATTATGAAAGGATCCTCAGAAAGACGCTTTACCTCATCCGCAGGAATTACGTTAGTCCCTGGAGCTATGAGCCTGTTTTGTACGGTAGATATGAAAGTATTTTTACTTATTAATTTCGACATCCTGCCTCCAATAAATATTATTAAATAGTTGATAAGAGAGAAAGTAAGTATCAAAGCTTACTTCCTCTCTTTTGTAAAGTGCTACTATATTCCCTCTACGATATGACAAGAAAGAGGGTAGTAATACAACACGCCGCCGATACGGGCATGAGTATTAATAACGAATTCCATATTACGTTCCTGTGGAGGAAACTGCTCAAACGGCTGCGGTACTGCGAGTTCGAATTTATCAGAAGCGCGTTTGTACGCAATAAGTAAATTCAGTGGGCCAGCCGCACCTGAAGGCGCTGGAGCAACGTCAGCAAGTTCATTGACTTGTACGAAAGAGACGCCTGGGTGTACTCTCCGGAGGAATTCAAGTATGGTAGTATCACTTGTTCCTGAACGGGGAGTAGTTGCTATATAGGAATACCCTTCAGTACTGATAAGAACAGTGTCAGCTTTCTCTGTTCTCAGAGTAACTTTTACAATGTTGTTAATAGCGAAATCGACATCCGCGATAATCTGGTCAGGTGTAGCGCCGCCAGTCCAACCACCTGTAGGAGCTGGAGATTTCGTAATGTTCGGATTGTAAAGGAATCCATAAACTCCACCATACTTAGATGAACCGTCCGCGAACCAAGCCCAGTCATTCAGTGTCTGCTCATACACCCGGCGGGCGTTAGAAGCTTTCATAGTTTTTAATGGACGGTTTGCGAACTGTGCATTACGTATATCCTGTACAGAATAACCGTAAGAACCGCGAATAGGCTTAATGGGACCAATGAATTCTTTCCCGTTGACATCTGAGCGGGGAGCGTCGTCACCGTATGAAGCCATAAGTTTCATGGTTCCTACACCGTCGAATTGATGGTATACAATAGCTTCAGCACCGGGGCCCGCGCTTGTGTCAACAGGCATCAAGATTGTTGCAAGATATTCCGGGTATCGGATATCATATGTTTGACGCTTGACAAATTCGAGTTCTCTGGTGAAGAAAACTGCCTCGTTTGCGTCTAAGCAGACACACTGTATAATTTTTCCAGGCATTGTCTTTCTCCTTGTTATTTAAAATTTAGTTATTTACTTTTACTTTTACTTTTACTTAGTTTACTTATACGACCTTACAAAATAGAACCTGTTACGGTTTAGAAAGGATTGACATTTCAGCCAGACCAGCGCTTGCCAGTGTATTACGTACTGTAGCGTTAGGCCATGCGATAGCGTTTCCACCGTCAACGTCGTTTCTTATTTGTCCGACAAGTTCACCGGCTCCGCCGGCCACGATACGTACATGTACTGTGTCTGTATCAGGATCAAAAACAGTTTCACACCAAGGAACCATTTTCCCGTCACGCATTACGTTGACAGGCGCGTTTTTGTCATAGGCTACTAAACCGTCGACGTCCGCGATAAGACTTGCTTCTGAAATAACCGCACCAATAAGGTCAGCCGCCACAGTACCGACAGCGGGTAATTCTACCCCATTATCGATCCCGACAGTCTTACGCACTACACGCCCTATAGGTAGTACCTCTTGAGCGGCCCATGATCCTTCTACAAGATCAAAAGCGGCATCAAGTTTCATACCCAACTGTAAAGCCGGGCTATTTAAGTTGTAGGATGTTTGAGACATAAAAATTCTCTCCTGTAAATGTTATTAAAACTTATGAATTGTTTTTACTACTCTACTGTATAACTGAAACCGCTTTATTTTTTCTTTTTGGAATATAAGTCGTCAAGGTCTGTCTTCCAGCCTTCTTCCAGACTGTCAATCATATCGTTACGGGATTTAGTTTCGTCTTTCTCGTCCCGTTTCTTTTCATCAAATTTTTTAGCTGAAATTTGACGTTGACTGTTAACAGCTTCTTTTTTCTTTTCTGTCAAGCCGTCGAGAACGCCGTCAATCCGTACATCCAAATAAGCTTCATCTCTATCGTCAAGCTTGATAGTAGAATCAGGGTAAGAGGCTACGATAATTTTCTTCTTAAGGTCGATGTTTTCCAGGCTGTCGAGCTTGTCGAGATCCTTTGAATCGAGCACGACTTCCGCGAGTCTTTCAAGACGGATTCTGTTTTTAATGCCGTCTCTGATTTTTCCGGGCATTTCTTTTTCATAGCCGTCTACCTTTGTTTGTAGGTTATCACGTTCAGCGGTTACGCTGGAAACGCCGTCAGTGTGCGCGTCAATTTTCCCCTGTAAAGAAGTGACTTTGGTAGCCAGTTTTTTATGGGAATTAATAACTTCCTGAGACGCTTCATAATCAATACCGTCGATGTTAATTTTTGGCATGATTTTCTCCTTTTTAGTTGTTAAAGAATTATATGTAAAATTTTCATCACTTTCGAAACCATCACAGTGATCTATATTTATTTGTAAAGAAGATCCACCGCGAGCATTATCACATAAGGCAACGTGATTGTAGCGTCTTCTTTTTTGTATAGCGTCATAGTCTTCCCCGTCAAGATTGCCAGACTCTAAAAGTAAATCGCATCTATATCCGGGTGAAAGTTGTTTTCTCCCTAAATCAATAGAGTCTATAGCATCTTTATCCATAATAACATACGACACCATTAAATGCTCACCGTCTTGTTTTACAGTTTCTCCGGTAGTGCCTATCTTTCTACGCTTAACTGTTCTATTATCAAGTAAAACCTCTTTAGGGTGTAAATTAGTGAAAGGCTTCATTTCCAAAGTTTTCATACTATCGGAATTAAATAAAGTGTCCGCGTTTACGAGTTCCCTACGTATATCCCCATTCGGTAGTCTATAGCGTAAAATGCCGATTTTAGCGACAGGCGCGACACCTTTAATATAGCCTTCATCTGTACGGGTTGCGCTACCCTTTACAAATTCGATACCGTCGTCTATCTGATAAATATCTTCCAACATTTCGTCACATCTGTAAACGTTCTTAATTATGTTTGACATATGTTTCCCTTATTTTAATACTACGCCTTGTAAAGCTATTTTAAATTCAACAAGGTTGAGTAAATCATCTTGTACTATAACCTCAGCTTTTTCGTTTTTACCTCCATCAAGTATAATTGCGTTACCGGATTTCCCGGCGCTGGCGAAAGATACACGAGCACGTAATCCATGACTACCGTGAGGCCCGGATCTCTGTGAGTAAGTTAAATCATAACATATCGCGGCTATATCGCCATTATCTTTGAAGTTACCTTTATTGTATATCCGGCCGTTAAGTATTCTGAATATTACGCCTCTTGTTAAGGCGTCCAAATCACCGAAAAGGCCATCATCAGGTGCTCCATCTGTCAACATTGTAACGAACATGCGTGTTACAGCCCATACATGATCCCCGGGTGCGGACACTTCAAACTTCTGCGGGGTAGCTGACCCATTTACTGCCAGATTATTTTCTATCTTAAATACTGTAGTTGCCTGACCTTCAACGCCTGGAGCGGTTAGGTACGGGAAATTCAACGGTGTGTCCATTGTCAATGCGTTTACGTTTACCGATAAGACTTCGGCTTGATAGATATTACCGTCTTGTGCTATGAATAGTATATCATTAGCTACGAAGGCATGTCCCGCACTAAGGTTTACTATATACGTATCAAGTACCGCATCCGTTGACAACGTCTTAGGAGCACCTATTACGCGATTGAACGTAGTTGTAAACGTTTCCCTACTCACAGGTTGCCAGAAAGTGGGTAAAGCGTTTTGAGTGTATGTTTGTTTCGTCAATGGCATTTTATTAACTCCCTTGAGGTGAGGTAGATTCTCTAATTACTAAATCAATACCTAACGTCGCTAATGTGCCGGTATTATTTATAGCTCTTATAGAATAATTTGAATCCGGTTTTAACATCCAACCGAAAAACATTAAACCGCCGCCAATATCTCCGGCGTTACTGCCTTGACCGGCAGTGCCTCCGAAATCTCCCTCGTCAAGTAAAAGCCCGTCATCTGTTATAGTTGCGTTATCGTAAACGGTTAAGTTGGTTGATAGAATAGAAGACCTGTTAAGATTTTTAAATGCTCCGACTATTTCTGGGTTGAGTGTCCCAACTACATCCTCCCTAAGCTCAATCCTCCACGGATTACCTTGACCGGTAAGAATAGCGCCCAAGATCTGTATAAGTGTTGGAGCGGCGGGCGTACGTAACACAAATTCAGCGTGAGCCCCGGCAGCGATAGCGAAAGATGCGCCGGAAGCTTTATACACTAAACCTTCGTAGATATTACTTGACACTTCGCCTATCATACGTGAAGCGCCTGAAAATTCGTCGTGTGCTGGCTTACCTCTATATTTAGTCTGCATTATTTTCTCTTTTGTGAAGTGCTTGACAAATAAAAAAAGCCCAGGGAAGAATCACCACCTTTAAGCAGTGATTTCCCCGGGCTTAATACTAACCGTAAACATTTGAAAGGTGTATCAAGTAAACCGTATAAACCGTAAGTCCTGTTAATTTCAATATAACACAATTATATCATTGCATCAATATTTTTCTCATTAAAATCCTGAGATACTTGTACGCTCGTATTACCAATACCTCCGGCGTTACAATTTATAGTAATGTGTATCTTACCTGTAAAGCCGCTGGAACCTATACGCATGTTGAGGTGTGCGAATAAAACCCTCTTTACCAGTAAGAGGAGTTTGGTGATCTTATCAAGATTCTTAAAATTCGCGTCTTTCTTCATATTATATATCCTCCAGGGATTCGACTATAGTTGAGAAGTCCGGCTCAGCATAACATCTACATTGGTAATCTTGTCCCGGATGTAAGCTTATACCTCCGATTGATGAACGCAACTTCCATTCCTCTTTAGGGAAGGGCGTATTTTTATAAACCGTACTGTTACCCCATTGACACAGCTTACCGCTCATGGATTTGTGTTTCTTCCTGACACGTTCATCCATTGCCGTACGCCATCTATATTGAGTAATTCCGGCTTCGGTCTGTCTCAGGTTTGTTAATTGACCGTTGAGTTTGTCAACCTGGTCCCGTGCGATTAAACGGGCTCTTGTTTCGGTTTTATGAAATACTCCTTTTTGTAAATCTGTTCCGTCAAGTAATTCCTGTTCTATAGTTTTGGCGGTTTTACCTTGACGTATGCCCCTATTTATAACTTCCTCAATATCCCGTACAGTATTACCTTGAAGTTTACTTATGAGAGAGACGTTCTCTTTTGCGAATGATTGTATAGTGTCCGGCAACCACGGGTTAGACTGTATAAGAGGCACGCTTAAAACAGAGTCAGATATTTTATACCACTGGTCTTTATTCCATTCATCGACACCTTTCCCGACTTGTGAAGCGTTAAAATTCCAATCCGGGCCGGTAGGTAATTCCTTGAGGGTAATCTCATACTCCATCATTATACGCTCTAACTGATCTACCCAACCGTCAACCCTAACGCTGGAGTCGGATTTAATGTTTGAAGCTTCTGGCGGCCTTACTACCTGTGAAGATAATACTAAATCGTCAAGAAAAGGAATTACTTTCTGTATACACGAATCACGCCACAGATTTACATTGCGGGTGAGGTATATCATGTAATCTTTTTCCCACTGTAAAGGCGGTTTCCATTCAGGTATATTAGCCGGCTGTTTAAGCTTGCGCTTACTCTTACGTAACCTACGTACTGTGGATGTAGTGATATCTATAGGCATGTTTTATTCATCCTTTTTATTCTTGAGTTCGTCTTCCTCAGTACCTTCTTTGACGCCTACTATAAGCCCTTCTTTAACGGCCTTACCTGTTATTTTTTCCCGTTCCTCTATTTCTTTTATATGAGATTCTGAAATGGTAGTGTCTGTGGAGTATTCACCGGCATTGACAAAACGGGACATTGTGATTTCATCCGCTGTAACGGCTCCAATTTCCCAGTATATCTTATCAGTCTCAGCATTCAGTTTCTTTACTTCCGCTAATTCTTTTTCAGACATCTGCCAAAGCGGGTTGAATTCCACAGCCCAGTCCTCTACTACCTGACCTTTCGTGGGGCCTTTCTTAGATTTCATTATAAGGTAAACTAAACGCTCTGTCTGTTCCTGATATTTTTCTTCCTGACGTGCCGATATATTATCGTAGTATAATCTGATTTGTGAAGAGGCCTCTCCTCCAGCGTTTAAGCCTTTCGGATTCTCTCCGAAAAGTAAAGTGGATGGAATACCGGTTACACCTGAATAAGCCCTTTCAAGTTTGTTAACGGCTTCCTCAAGTCCAGCAAGTGAGGCGGTTACCCTTTCAAACTCTTCCTCTTTATCAAGTAAAATAGTATTCAGTAAGTTTTTAGCCATATCGAGAATATGTAATCTTTTCATTATCATATTTTCTTTACCGTTATCCAATTGATTCTGTAGATTATCAATTGTCAACTTAGCTATTGTAAACTCACTAATGATTTGTTCCACATTACCATACGTAGTATCTAAACCCCGAAGCCTGTCATATACTGACTGATAAACGGAATCGCTCCAGAATTCCTGTTCCTGTAGTAAATCGTCTGGGATAAGATTACCATCAAAACGTAATAATCTGGATTCATGCACCTCATAAGATTCTCCACCCGTCAACGGCCTTACTTCGTATAATTCAGGCTCCCCAAATTTATCCGAAGCAATGTCATCATATAAATTACTATTATTCAAGAACAACTCAAAACGGTTATAAACCCGTAGAAAGTCGATACTGTCAATTCTCTCCTCGTCAAGCGGTTCCGTGAAATCCTCAGTACCATCCGATACACCTAAGATAATAACCGATCCACCGTAAACATCCGCCCAGGTTAAAGCGCTTTTACTATTTGTTCTATATTTCAATTCCCTGAGTTTCTTTTTTATAGCACCCTCGGGATCATTCTTAATTGTAAAGCCTTCCCTTACCATATCATTGACAACTACCTCAACCGTTCTACGAGCCAGGCCGCTGGAGCGAAATAGGTCTGTGAGTTCGCTTTGTGCCAGAATTTTGTTAGGTGTGAACCTTGTAGCGACTCTCGGATCCTTACCTTCCACCCCCATACCGTTGAACAGGTTCGACCATCCATCGGCTCTCTCTACAAGCTTAGTTACCCGCTTTATTAAATCAGGTTTTGACATCTTATCCAACGTAGCCTTACTGTACTTTTCCATACCGTTGTTACTCCTTCTCATACAAAGCATAATATGTGAAAACATCCCTTTTATTTACAACGTTAGTCCCTTTACAAGTGAAGCCTTTTGCTTTTATCCGGCCGCACGCGTCAACAAAAATATCCCGGTGTATCGTTTCAATGATAACAACAGAATCACCAAGAGTAATAGCCTTATTAAACAGTTTTTCTTTATCAGGTCTCCCAAACATTAATCCCCGCCTTTCATTACGTCAATTAATCGTTTATGGTTATTAATTAAACTGGACATTCTTATACTGTCAGCTTCGGCGTAGAATACCGCTATATCCCGAGTCCTTCGCGCTTTCCCTAAGTCAATTTCGAATTGCACCTCTTGGGTATACTTTTGATTCATTGGAGAAATATACATATAGGAAAGACCTAAGAGGAATATACATGAGGCAATAGTAACGACAAGCAGAATCTTATTTTTCATAACTTTATAACGCCTTTACATTTTGGTCATTTTTTCCAGGTCAATGTGACTTTCACCGTACTTAGTAAATATCGGATACCTTGTCGCATCCCAACAATGATCATTAGTTTTCTTTGGAGCATCGATTCCTATATCCTGTTTTTTCTTATCCCAAACATAGGCGTACGCCTCTTTAATTAGATACGTACAACATTGACAAATAGCGAATTGCCTATTCTGTAACATTCTTGAAACTGTTCTTATTCCGTCAAGTACGTCATTTTTGGCGTCTTTTAATCCTGTTACTCCGTACTGCTTTAATTGTAATTTAAATGAGGCAGCCGAAGGATCTATATAGATGTTATGCAGGGGGCACGCTTTAACCCTATTAGAACGTGTCTGGAGCATAACCTCCATACCATAAAGACTTTCAATAACGGGATCTAAGCTCGCAGTCACTGGCGCCATAAAATCGATAAAATCGTCGGCGTATTGTTTATCAGTTTTCTGGCGTTCTTTTTTCTTACTGTCATAGTAATATTCTTTTTCAGCCCATATATGTGGCTTGACGTTTCGGAATGAGTTCCCCAATAACATAAATACTGTTGGATTACCTGTACCGTAATCTACCCCAACATCATAATAGTCAGCCTTTGGCGTTTTCGTCAAGACATGTTCATCTTCATCGAAAAAATCGTATATAGCTCCTTCAGCGGCGCACCATAAACCGAGTATAAATCTTTTGTACCATAAACCTATATAGTTGAGTTTTATGTTCTTTACGTAAGAGGGATCAAGAAATTTAAGATTATGATCTAAATCGAAATGGAATCGTAATAAGTCAAGGTCGGCCGATCTATCCAAATAGTCAGTCATAAGCCAATGATTGGGGTTATCCGGGTTTGTTGTGAAATACCCCCGTGAGTCTTTCAATGACAAACGAGAATCGAGCATCTTAAAAAAACCTTCAGGCCATAAAGTTACCTCATCCCCATAAGCAAGGGAAACCGTGGAGCCTCTTATCTTTCCCTCCGCCCTGTCATCATTGGCGCCTATAGCATAGCAGATACGGTCCCAGAAATGTAACTCCCTTTTACCCGGGAAATACATTGCATCATTTCCCAGGTATTCAAGGATAGGGTTTATAACATTCCTTTTTAAACTGTCAAGAGTCTTCCCTATAATAAGTATGTCCCCCTTAGTTGACGCAAGGGGAACTTGTTGAATAAACTTAACATCCGTTCCTACTGATTTTCCGGAACGCACTGCGCCTTCGCTAATGTTAAGCCTGGCATTAGCTCTTGACATCATCCACTTCTGTCTCGCTGTAAAATCCATTAATTACCTATCTCAACTTCAATATTCAATTCATCTTCGCCTATGTCAATACCTAAATAGGTTATACCTTCCACAGCGTCACAGGCGTGTCTATTCCCGCAGCTTGTACACGGTGTATTTGAGCACATTTCATGTATTTCCCTTATTGTCATATCTCCGAGCTTCTTTTTCATTGTAGACACCTACCTTTCTTATACCTGATAATATCGAATTCTACATGTATATGTGTTTGGTGCTTTACAACATCATAATAACGTGAAACAGCTCTTAACCTACCAAATAAATTACTAACAATTTCGGTAATCTCACCGGACGTAAAGTAATATGTTCTAAAGTCAAGAGCGTACCCGTAATAGTGTAAAGACCCGGCAGAATGCGCACCGTCAAGACCGCAAGTAATGACAAGTTCCTGCCCGTATTTTTTATACAGCTCCTCAGCTATAATAAGAGCTTGCCTCATTCCCAACTGTAAACCAGCTAATATAGCGCCATCTTTAATTTTCATCTTTTTCTCCTATAGTATACCCGTTACACCTACACCCGCCGTACATATTTTTATCTTCTTTACAAACAGTACATTTATTATCAGGGTACTTTACTTTAGGTAGCGTATTTCCCGGGACATCATATTTACTGTCTACAACTTCAACTTTACTAAGGCAGTATTGTTCCACTTTATGTAAACGTTCTTCTAAGGCTTTATTTTTCCCATGTAACGCGCATATAAGATCAACAACGTTATAATATTTATTATCCGTCAAGCTACCTACAAAGATACCGTATTTATCAGTGCAAACATTATAACCCTTTAAACCTATATCCCGGGCTACCTCGCTCAACAGTTCCGCGCTATGGAACAGAGCGTCGTCACCTCCGTTAGATTCACCACATATAACAATCGCGGTCATATGATTATTATCTTTCATAGCTTTTTTAATTGTATCGTTTGGTTGCATTCGTAAACCACCTTTCAAATAGTTTATCGGTTACTCTGTTATATCCCTTATCAATTCGTCAAGCTTCTTTATATCACGCATAAAGTCAGCGTCCTTACTGAGTATACCCCAGAAACGGTTTATGTTCTTACGTAAAGATATGAGAGTGAAAAACAACTCCCGTATCTTACTCAGTTTCTTAAATAAACGCCAGAAGCCTACTGTTTTGATTTTTGTTTTTCTTGACATTATACATCCTCCAAATAGCGTTCAACTTGCCATGTAGGATTATTCTTAGTTTCTACATAGTAAGACACGCCGCAATCAGAATAATTAATACATGTAATCATACCTACCTGTTCTGTATGCTTCACACGCACTTTCTGATCCATACTGAATTTACATTCGATAGTTTGTTTTGGCATTACCCTTCCCTCCTGTTTTCAAAGTCCAATTTCCGTTTCTCTTCCATGCAATTATCAACGTCTATACATGACAAACAGCTTATCCCTTGTAAATACGTACCGTAACAAGGTTCAAGACCGTTACCTTCATGCTTTACATTACTTATCTTTTCCACTTTTCTTACCCTTTTTACCTTTCCTCTCCCCTGTCAAGTCTCGTTGACGCTGGAGGAAAGCTGCATTCGATTCATTCCATCCATAATTCCATGCGTGTTCGTTCCCTTCCCAGTAGAAAGCAGGTGAGTGTAAGTTAGGCGGGTTATCCTTATTTGTCCCATAATGTTTACGGGTAAGGCCTTCCCATTTAGGTACGCTATCAGGGAACTTCTCCCTACTTTGTAAACAACCGCACGTTTTACCGTCTCCGGGTTTATTCGCCCCGCATACACATTTTTCTTTTGACATACTTGACACCTTTCTATTTATGTTAGTATTAATCAAGCTCATTATCCCACTCCCCGAATTGTTCTGTCTCTTCCTCATCAATCTTACCAGTCATTTTTGAAAGAGCGTCAAGTATAGTCCCCTGGTTGTTGACTTTCGTACGTTCAGAATCTTTACTCCAATTATCTTTATTAATAAGCCAGAATTGTTGAGCCTGTACACTTGGTGGAATCTGTTTTCTTCGTTTTGTCTTTTGTCGGGATATTAAATTATCGTCACGGTCGAAAAGTTCTACGGTCTGTTCATCATTAAGATACATGCCGTTAGCTCTTTTGTTAAGAGACTGCTTGACGTGTAGGGAGGCGACTTTCGCAGCCAGTTCCATTTCATCTTTAAATTTAGGAATTGCTTTTTTCCAATTGAAAATTGTAGCCCTACACACCCCGCACATTTTCGCAATCTGCCAAGCAGGAATTTCATGTTCCGCGAGTGTCAAGATCTTTGCACGCATACCGGGTGTCAACTTGCGTGAGCCTTTCGGCCTACCGCTTCCTGTGCGGTAGTCGTATTGCCTATTTTTCTTTCTTTTATTCTGGTTTTCACGTTGTTTAAAATAAACAATGAAATCTGACTTCCATTTCCTGTAAACACCTAATCGTATACCTAACGCTTTACATATATCAACATCAGTGGCGCCTGGGGAACAGCTTGTAATATACGCCTTCTCATAATCGTCCTTACTTGGCGCCCATTGTTTCCTACCCATATACACCTACTTTAATGATATTTTAAGTTTGTTAGACAGTCTAATTAATATAGTATAGAATAAAAAAAGAGTAAAGAAATTTCTCTCCTTACCCTTTTACCGACGCATTCGGATATAATTTTAAATAATTAAAAATTATAGTTTATTGCTTTCAATATAGTTATTGCCGTACTCAACGAAGGATTTTATTTCTTTTACCGCTTCCCTAAATAGTCCGCGCATTCTGTGTATTTCAAACGATACATGGATGGAACTATCAACCTTCTTTTCAAGCGAGTCAACGATATCAGTTATAAACCCCCTCGAACAGGTGGTATAAAATTTGAAATGCATTCCCCCTTTGTCACCGTGTGACATATCCCATTCATTATCCGGGATTCCATGAGCTTCAAAAAATAATCCTATTTCGTCAAGAGTATTAATCCTTTCCTTACCTAAGACAAGTCTATGATTTTTATTCGTGACTATTATCTTCCTTGACATCTTCCTTAGACTCACTTTCTCCCTTGTCCGCTGGGGTTGTGCTAACAGGTTTATTTTTCATCTTCTCCGGGTCCGGTATGAATTTATTACACATAACGATATTATCAGTTTCCTCCTTACCTCCAGG